AGTTAATAGTATCATAGTGTCCTTTCTACTTTAAATACAATGGACCAGTCCATTGAATATTATAATTACCAGTTAATACATTACCTCTAGCTCTGTTTAAAGCAGGAGCATTATAGCCAGCAGCTTTTAATATATCACCTTTTAGAAAATGTTTAAAGTTTTCTTTTACAATAAAAGCAAAGACAGAATTTTCTTGTACTATCTTAATGTACTTTTTACCCATACTTACTTTTGTTTTGTTATCCCAATTATCAGCTTGTTCTTTAGAATAACCAGTTAGTTCTTTTTTGCCATAACCAGTTGACATACTGATATAATCTTCTTTGGCACCAGCCATCATATTAGCGATACCATCATATAAGTTTTCTGCTGTTTTATTTACTAATGTCATTATTTTACCTCCGATTGTAGAATTAATGTTAAAATACCTGTTGAAATACCAACAAGAGCCATTACAAAACCAACAAGGTAATTGTCAGCTTCTACAGCACCGGTAGCACCTACCATACTCATTATAAAAACGATACCAAAAAATATCGCCATATTTTCTTTTATTTTCGTCATAGTGTTTTGTCCTTTTGTTTTTGTTGTCATTACTCGTATATCCTATAACAAATAAATAGAAAAGTCAACTAAAAAAAGCAAAAAAATGAAGAAAAAAGCATTATTTTTACTAATTGTTCTGGTTTTGTTCACTTCCTGCTCAAAAAAAGTAGAAAAATGTAAATTTTCGCCAGATTTTGAGCTTTCAAACGAATCAATGAGCGAATCACTTGACGGAATTGTTCAAATTGAAAAATTACAAGCAAAAACACGTTGTAAATTCTAACATAAATAATATAAAAGATTAAATTTTGAATATAGGATAAAAAAAATGGCAAAAATGAGAAAATATCTGTTTTGGAACGAAGCAGGCGAAGAAAAAGAAAAAGAATCAATGAGTTTAAAGAAGGCCGTAATGTCAGTACAAGGAGATTACAAAGATAGATTTATAAGTGTTGAATATATCACTAAAAAAGGCAAACAAATTAGTCAATCTATTCAAATTCCAATGGGAAGAAAGATTAGACAATCAATTGCTATGGAAAAAAAGAAAGCAGCTTTAAAAGCAGCTAGAGAAGCAGGTAGATAATGGCAAAACTAGCGAAAAGTTACGTTGCTCATCAAAGTATGCCAAAAAAGACTTCTCAAGCGTCTAAAAAAGGTAAGTGTAAAATGAGTTCAATGAATAAACACAAAAAAAGAAGTCTAAAATTTTACAACGGTCAAGGTAAATAAATGAAAGGTGATTTTCAAGTCTTAATAGATAAGAAAGTTGAAAAATTTACAAATTACAAAGATATACCAAAGACCATAAGTGAAGTAGTTTGTTTTAAACCTGATTTTCCTAAACCACCTCATACTGAAGAAGAACATAATTTTATATCAACATTTAATGATAAATTAAAGGAGTTATTAAGTCGTGCCAGCAGTAACTAGAATAGGTGACGCTGATGTTGCTCATTGCTCAGGAATGACAAGGGCTGTAGGGTCAAGTAATGTTTTTGTAAATAGTATTGGCGTATCTCGTCAAGGCGATAATAACACTACTCATTTATTACCAGGTGTGCCTTGTCCTGCTCACTCAGCTCCTATTGCTGTAGGTAGTTCTACGGTTTTTGTAAACGGAAAAGGTTGTGGTAGAATAGGTGACGCTATATCTGGTTGTACCAGCGTAGCAGCAGGTTCTTCTAACGTATTCTCTGGATAGTCTTATAAATATTAGGTGTTATGCCAAGTTATAGTGTAGAAAACGTATCAAATAAAAGTAAAAGAACAAGTCGAATTTATAAAGACTTGGATTTAGACTTTGGTCGTAACACTACAACTAATGATGTTAACAAATTGACAGATGTTGAAGCAGTAAAAAGATCAGTTCGTAATTTAATCAATACTAGTCATTATGAGAGACCTTTTCATCCTGAATTAGGATGTGGTATTAGAGGATTACTATTTGAACCAATAACACCTTTAACATCTTTAAATTTACAAAGGAAAGTTGAAGAAGTTTTAACAAATTTTGAGCCTAGAATTAGATTAGTTCAAGTTCTATCTCGGCCAAATGCTGACTTAAATCGTTATTCATTAAGAATATCTTTTTATGTAATTGGCACAACTTTACCTGTAACAGTAGAAACTTTTTTAGAAAGATTAAGATAATATGGCCAGCAATAAATTAGAAGTATCAGAATTAGATTTTGACGCAATAAAACTAAACTTAAAAACATTTTTACAAAATCAATCAGAGTTCCAAGATTATGACTTTGAAGGATCAGGTTTTGCTGTACTATTAGATTTACTGGCATACAATACACATTACCTAGGTTTCAATGCTAATATGTTAGCAAATGAAATGTACCTAGACTCAGCAGATATTAGAAAAAATATTGTATCATTAGCAAAGATGTTAGGTTATACCCCTACATCAGCAAAATCTCCATCTGCTTTAATTAATATTACAATGAATAATGTAACAGGTAGTCCTGCTACAATAACGGCCGCTAAAGGTACAGTTTTTACAACAACAGTTAATGGTACTTCTTATCAATTTGTTACAAATGCTGAAACAACAATTTCACCGTCAGAGGGTGTTTATCAATTTCAAAGTTTAGAAGTTTTTGAAGGTACTTTAGTTACTTTTAAATACACAGTTGATAGTTCAGATGTTGACCAAAGATTTATTATACCATCAATTAATGCTGACACAACAACATTAAAAGTTTCAATTCAAAATTCAGCAAGTGATACAACTACAAACACTTATTCAAAGGCTACAAGTTTTACAAGTTTAAATGATGAAAGTAAAGTTTACTTTTTACAAGAAAGTGATGAAGGTAAGTTTGAAGTTTATTTTGGTGATGGTATTGTAGGCCAATCTTTAACAGATGGTAATATTGTACTTTTAGAATATGTTGTAACTAACAAAACAGAGGCTAATGGTGCTTCTGCTTTTACTTTATCAGGAACAATTGATGGACTTTCAGATGTTTCTATTTCAACAGTTTCAAATGCTCAAGGCGGTTCAGAACCACAAACAAAAGAGTCAATTAGATTTAATGCTCCTTTACAATATTCAGCACAAGACAGAGCAGTTACTACAAGTGATTATGAAACAAAAATTTTAGAATTATATCCTAATGCTCAGGCCGTTTCAGCTTGGGGTGGAGAAGATGAAGAAACACCAGTTTATGGTACGGTAAAAATTTCAATTAAGGCTGCTTCAGGTTCTACTTTAACAAATGCTACTAAACTTGATTTAGTAACACAATTAAAAAAATTCAATGTTGCTTCTGTAACACCTGAAATAGTTGATCCAGAAACAACAAAAATACTATTAACAAGTAATGTTAAGTATGACACTAACGCTACAATAAAAACAACAGATACTTTAAAGTCTGATATTTTAACTACTATAACAAATTTTAGTACAGTCAATTTACAAAAATTTGATAATGTTTTTAGATACTCTAAACTATCAAAAGCAATTGATGATACTGATACATCAATACTATCAAACATAACAACTTTAAAAATTAGAAAAGAGTTTACACCAACTTTATCTAGTTCAACATTATATAATGTTTACTTTAGAAATGCTTTGTACAATCCACACTCTGGCCACAATACAGCTGCTGGTGGTATTTTAGAATCATCAGGATTTAAAGTAGATGGTGACACAATAAACGAAATGTTTTTAGATGATGACGGTCAAGGTAATGTTAGAAGATATTACGTAGTTTCTGGTGTTAGAACATACTCTAACAACACACAAGGTACAATTAATTATACTACTGGTCAAATTACTCTTAATTCTTTAAACATAGCTTCTATATCAAACATAAGAGGCTCAGCTTCAACAGTTGTTGAGTTAACAGTAAAACCAAATTCAAATGATGTTGTGCCTGTAAGAAATCAAATATTAGAAATTGATACTGCTAATTCATCAATTACTGTAACTGCTGACTCGTTTGTTGGAGGTTCTGCTGACGCTGGCGTAGGATACACAACGACAAGTAGTTACTAATGGCCAATTTTAAAGATAAATTATCCTTACTTATAGAAAAACAAGCTCCTGAGTTTGTTTTATCTGATCACCCTAAATTTTTAGAGTTTGTTAAAAGCTATTATACATTTATGGAATCGGCAGAGTTGGCCGTTACAAGTATTGAATCAACAGACGGTATTACACTAGAAACAGAAACAGCACAAGAAAATAATTTAGTATTAGACGCTTCTCGTTTAGATACTGATAGAACACAATTAGACGCTGGTGATAAAATTATTTTAGAAGATACATCTTTTGGTAAGTTTACTAGAGGTGAAGTAATTACAGGTGCCACTTCAGGTGCCACATCAACTGTATTAACCGAAGACTTAACAAACAGTAGATTATTCATATCAGCACAAGATAAATTTGTTATGAATGAAATTGTAACTGGTGCTAGTTCAGGTGCTCAAGCAGTTATTAATAATTACAAACCTAATCCTGTTACTAACATACAAGAGTTATTAAACTTTCGTGATCCTGATAAAGCAATATCAAACTTCTTAACAAAATTTAGAACAGAATTTTTAAATACTTTACCTGAAACATTAGCAACTGGTTTAAGCAAAAGAAATTTAATTAAAAATATAAAAACACTTTACAGATCAAAAGGTACTTCCAGAGGCCACGAATTATTTTTTAGATTATTATTTAACGAAAGCGCTGAAGTAATTTATCCTAGAGAACAAATGTTAAGAGCTTCAGATGGACAATTTGATACTAGAAAAATTATGAGGGCTATACAATCAACAGCTCAATCATTAACAGGTGATACAACAGATTTAATAGGCCGAACAATAACAGGTGAAACCTCAGAAGCGACTGCTATTATTGAAAACGTATTTAAATTTCAAATAGGTGAAAATCTTGTTACAGAGTTTATTTTAAATGAAGATACTATTGTAGGTACTTTTCAAATAGATGAAATCATACGAGGTACAGAAACAGATGAATCAGATGTTTTTATTAAGGCAACTGTTACAGGAATACCAAGTGTAATTTCAATTACAAATGATGGTGCTTTATATACAACTGGCGAGGCATTAGGTATTTCAGGTGGTGGATCAGGTGCTTCAATTAACATTGATGATATTGGTCGTGGCTCTCTTTCACAAATTTTTGTAGATAGTGCTGGATCAGGTTATTCAATTGGTGATGATATAGTTTTTAATAATACAGATACAGGTGGTGGTTCTGCTCAGGCAAAAGTTTCACTTGTAAATGGTGGTATTGTGGCCGAAGAAGGCACAACTAATATGACAGAGGGTATAGATCATTTAGTTTTAGAAGATGAAACTCAAAGAGGCGATCCTTTTACAGGTAATAAAATTGTACAAGAATCTGGAACAGGCTCAGGCGATATTACAGATATTAGAATTATAAATG